TCCACGGCCCAGCGGATCTGGTCCTCCAGCTTCGTGGGCCTCCCTTGTTTGTCCGTGATCGGCGCCTGGCCGGCGTACTGCCAGAAGAGCGGGTCGTCCTTCTCCAGCCCTTCGCCCGCGATCTTCTCCTGGATGAAGCCGACGACCTTCTCCATCTCCGGGTCCTGCCCGGCTGCGGCCCCAGCCGCCGCCGCTTGGTCCCCGGTGCCTTTTTCCGCGGCCGCGCCCTCGCCGGCGGGGGTTTTTGTCCCCCGCTGCTGGTAGTGCTCGTAGATGTCGATGTCGGCCTTGGAGAGGATCTTCGCGGCCTCCTTCCGGTAGTCCGGTTTCTCGGGATCGAGCTCGTCGATCGCCTCCAGGGCCTGGGCGCGCCGCTCGGCGGCGTAGTCGATCACCTTTTCCCTTTCGGCCTCCGCCTCGGCCCGCAGCCGGTCCGCGTTCTTGATCCGGTCGATCTCCTCCGCGAGATCCTTCGCCCGCTGCTCGGCCTTGGTCGTCTTCCCCTGGAGTTCGCGGTATCCGCGTTCGGCCTCTTCGTGGGTCTTGAAGCGGGGCGCGGTCCCGGGGGGCGTGTCCCCCTCCTTGTTTTCGGGCGCTCCCTCCCCGTCTTTCTTCCCTGCGGCCTTCGCGGCTTCCGCCTCCGCCCGTGCCTTTTCCTCTTTGCCTTCGTCAGGATCCGTGTTTCCCGGGGCGAGCGGTACGGCAGCGCCGTCCGGCGGGGTCTGCCCGTCGAACGTGGACTGCCCATCCTTCAGCGCCTGGTCGAGGACGGATGTGGTCTGCGTTCCCTCGTTGTTTTCCTTCTCCATAAAAACCTATTCCCCTTTCTGCGGCGTGATCCCGGTTCCCGGGGGCCGTCTTTTGCTTCTCTCAAGCGCCAAAAGAAAGAGGGTGCACGCGGGGTCGGCAGCCGACATGCACCCTCTTTTTTTGGCTATCTCCCGGGGATCAGCCGGGGATTTCCATTCTGTCTTGTTCTTTGTGTGTCTATTCCTCCTTCACGTAGCGGCGGAAGAGCTCCTTCGCCGCGGTTTTCGCCAGTCCTTCCTTGACGCCCATCTCCCGGAGGATCGCCCGGTAGGCCGAGGCCTCGGGGTCATCCTCGATGAGCTGGTCGATCCGCTTGGTGATCTGCTGCATCACCATCGCGACGAGTTTCGCGCCCGCCTCGGTCTTCGATACGGCCATCCATGCGGCCTGCTCGCGGAGGAGCGCCTCCTGCTCGCGGCCGGTCTTCTCATCCTGTTCCTGCCGGACCAGGCCGACGGGGCGGCCGGTGACGGGATCGACCTGGACGGTGCCCGGATTAGCCATTCGCGCCTCCTTGCGGGGCCTTCTTCGCCCGCGGGGCCGCCTTCCCGCCCGGAGCGGGCGCCTTGCCCGCGGTCTCCGGCTTCCCCTGGCCGAGCGCCTCGATCTTCGCGGCCAGGTCGATCCCGGCCGAGGCGGTCTGGATCTCCTGGGCCTCCGCGGCCGCGGCCGCCTGGGCGGCGAGCTGCTCGTATTGCCGCTGCTCGATGAGCTTCGCGGTCTGTTCGTCGACGATGATCTTCTCGTCCTTGAGGTTCGTCCGCTCCTCGATCGCCTTGAGGATGTTGTAGGGCTGGATGTACGGGGCGAACGGGCTCCCCGGCTGCCCGACCAGGGGGAGGATCAGGGTCCGCAGGTTCATCAGCGCCTCGTTTTCCCGCATCAGCGCCTGCATCCCCGAGACGTGGAAAGACCCGTCGATCGGCGGGACGCCGGAGACGCCGTTCGGCGCGTTCGGGTCCTGCCGGATCCCGTACTTCTGGAGCTCCTCGTCCGTGAAGATCCGGCGGTAGTCCTCCCATCCGGCGTGGTGAAGGATCATCTCCGCCCCCGCCTGGATCGCGGAGATCGCGCCCGCCTCGATGTTCTCCCCCATCAGGGAGAAGACCCCCATCGCCTGGTCGAGGTTCTGCGCGCTCTCCCGGTAGGTCATGTCCTTCCGGTATCCCGGGAGCCCCTGGACGGCGTCGGTGACGAAGGTCCCGCGCTGGAAGTTCTGGTCGTGGTACTGCATGTTCGCCAGGATCTCGTTCGTCACGAAGCGCCGCTGGACGGTGCGGACCGCCTGCTGACCGTTGGGCGTGTCGCGGGTGATGTATTCCTTCCCCGGATAGGTCTTAACGTCCGCGGGGTTGTCCAGGGCGTCGATGTTGATCTCGGTCATCGGGTTGACGATCCAGAGGAGGTAGTCCTGGTGGAGGCACATGATATTGCACATCGCCTCCCATACGGTGAGGATCCCCTCCAGGAGTCCCCGGCCCCCGAAGCACAGGAGATCCGGGAGCGGCGAGAAGGCGATCCCCGGCCAGCGGAGCCTGGGGTAGGTCGTCGCCTGCGGGAGGCGGATCACCCGCCCGCCCGCGACCGTGTAGCGCGCGTTCGGCAGGAGGAGGTCCCCCTTCGGGCCCAGGACGGACCCCCAAAACTCGGACGCGAGGATCATCTTCCGGTAGCCGGAGCGCTGCCAGATCTGCTTCTTCCTCTCCGCGACCGCCTCCTTCGTCAGAAAGGGATCCTGGGCGTTCTCCTCCTCGGCGACGCAGCGGTCCACGCCGAAGAACTGCCCCTTCTTCTCCCCCTCCTTCAGGACGTGCCAGTCGAGGTATTCCTGGTGGATCCAGTAGATCCCGGACTGGTTGTCGCGGCTCATCGTGTCCGGGTCGCGGTGGATCTTCCACGGCTCGACCAGGACGTACTCCAGGCCCCGGCCGGGGACGAAGCGGGGGATCATCTCCATCGAGACCCCGATCGCCAGGCTCATCGTCACCGCGTCGACGAAGCGGATCAGGAAGTTGGCCGCCGCCTCGTTGAGCTGCCGGTCCATGCAGGTCTGCCAGAATTCCTCGGTCAGCTTGCTTTTTGCGTTGTGGATCGTGAGAAACTTCGGCGTAAAGGCCTTCTTCACCGCGGAGGCCCCGTATTGGACGGTTGCGAACGGCTTTGGAATCACGATCTGCGCCTGCCAGGGCTCTTTCTTCTGCCAGGCGACCGGCTTGTTCTCCTTATAGACCGCGTAGCACTCGACCTGGGTCTGGCGGATCTCCTCCATCGCCGTGGTCGATTGTTTCACACAGTCCTGGAGGTAGTCGACGAAGTGGCGCTCGCTCTCGCCCGCGTAGGCCTTCGCGGCCTCCTCCCGTTCGGCGAGCTCCTTCCCGTCCGGCTCGGGCGGGGCGGCCCTGTCCTGGGAGCGTTCTATCTCCCGGGCGCGGCGCTTGAGTTCCTCGGTCCTCTCGTCCTTGAGCTCCATCAGCCCTCTTTCCCCTTGTTCTTGAAGTATTCGACCCGGGCCTCGGCCTTCCGGATCGCCTCATCCGAAGGCTTCGCCTTCCCGAAATACTGGAGGACCCTCCGCCCGTCCTGCGAGACCAGGCAGTATTCCTTCCGCTTCGTCCTCGGGTTCGTCCGCTCGGCCAGCATCAGCGCTTCTTCCCCTTCTTCACCGGGGCGGCCTTTCCCTTCTTTGCGGGCGCCGCCGCCTTCTTCTTCCCCTTCTTGTTCGCCATCGTCTCCTCCTTTAGAGCCCGGCGCCGGGCGCGTTCGGGAAGATCCGGTCGAAGTTCCGCTTGAACAGCCGGCTCGCCCCGCCGATCCTCCAGTCCCCGTGGTTCGCCCTGCATCCGGGGCGGCATTTGTGCGGGTTCGGCGCGCCGTTCCATCCCTCGGCCGGCATCGTCTCCGCGCCGCAGTCCGCACACTTGAAGATCTCCCGGCTCTCGCCGGGCCCGTCGTAGGGTCCGCCGTCCCGCATCTCCCAGTAACGGTCCTTCTTCCCCTTAACCGCCATGCCTCGCCTCCAGGATCCCCTTCGTCACCGTCTGGAGCGCATCCTCGATCGTGGTCAGCATCAACTCGCGCTTTACGACAATCTTCCCGCTGATCTGGTTGTGCGCCTCATAGAGTGCGTTTCGCACCTGGTTCAACTCCTCCAGCGTCAAATCAAAACCTCCCCATCGCGGGGACCATCGGCCTCCCGGCCCGGCCTCCCGGCGCGTAAGAAAGGATCCGGCTCATATCCACCTGGCGCGCCTGGGGCTTCCTGAGCCGCGCCGGGTCGAACGGCATCAGAACCGAGATCAGGTAGAGGAAGGCGTCGCCCGGGTGGCTGTGCTCGTTCTTCACGGGCGTCGTCCCGATGATGTTTCCCGAGTTGTCCACCTTCCAATGCCATCCGCCGTTGAGCGCGCGGTGGAGGAGCTTCGCGGAGGCGGAAAGGACAATCGCGGGGCGCCCGTCGGCGACCAGGCGCTTCAGATGGTAGTTCGTCGGCTCGATCCGGTTCGGCCAGCGGGTGGGCCCGGGCTCGAAGCGCCCCTTGAGGAGGTCCCGGAGCACCTTCGCCGCGGAGCGCTTCCGGCTTGACTGGTCCGGGGTGAGCATCGAGGGGTCCCCGATGTCGCGCCAGGCGCCCTCGGGAATCTTTCCCTTGTATTTCGGCGTGGCCAGGAGCGGCAGGAGCTTCTCCTCGATCAGCTCCTCGACGCCGATCCCCTCGTCGTAGAGGCAGTCGTGGATCACAAATTGGCCGAGCGGGTTGTATTGCGCGATCAGGCAGGCGGGGTGTCCGAAGCCGTCCCATCCGCGGAAGGCCTGGAGGTTCGGATAGACGGGGAGGATCTGCTGCGAGAGATGAATCGCCGGGTTGTAGGGCGGCGTGACCCTCTTGCCCTCCATCACCGTCGCGACGCGCCCCTCGACGTACCGCTCCCACTTCCCCTTGTCGTCCTTGAAGGCGGCCTGGTTCATAGCCCGCTGGATCGGCGTCAGGTGGGTGTTCTCGCCCTTCGGGATGAAGAAGGTGTCCTTGTAGATGATCGTCCCGTCCTCGGCGACCATATACTCGCGGGGGTCGTCGATCAGCTCGCTCGTCCAATGGGTGGAGTCGCCCGGGTTGTGGATCACCTGGAGCCGCGGCCTGGACCCCTTCTGCCGTCCCGCGCGGGCGATCGACATCAGGAAGACCTCCTTCGGCAGCCCCGCGTTCGCCCGTTCATGGATCGGCGCGGGTTCCTCCAGCGTGATGCAGCCGTAGAGCGGGCCCTGGAGTTTGGATATGGACGCCGCGTCGTCGATCCCGAACATATCGCAATCGACGGGAGGGTTCGTCCGGATATGGAGTTTTTTGTTGTTGTCCTTGAAGATCGCCCAGTCGCCGAGGACCTCGTTGACGCTCTGGACGGTCGAGGTCTTGATGTTCTCCAGGGTGTCGCGGATCCAGGCCGCCTGGAGGGGTATCCCGCAGCTCGCGGCGTGGTGGATCATCCCGACGAGGCCCGTGAAGGTCTTCCCCTCCCCCATCGGCCCGACGAGCTGGACGATGTTCGCACGGGAGTGGACGAAGCGCGTCTGCGTCGGCGTGAGTTCAAAGAGGAGGTCTTCCCTGGCCATTATTCCGCGCCTCCCTTGATGACCACGAATCGCCCGGATGATGGATCCCGCTCCACCCGGTCGTCGGCCCCGACGATAAAGACGTTCCCGTCCTTCGAGTCGATGAGGCCGGAGAAGCGGAGTTTCATCTCGATGATCGCGGACCCCTGCCTCATCGCGGCGAGCCTGGCCTTCTGGATCGCGAACTCGTCGATGATCCAGCCCAGGCAGTCGGCCATAATCTCCTTCACGGCGTCATGGCGCGCCCGGTCGAGCTCTTCGGGTTCCGTGTAGGAGGCGGGATTGATCGAGAGGATCCGGCCGAGCCAGGTGGAAAGGTTTTGGGCGATGTTCCGGCCGGCCAGACGGTAGGCGAAGGCGTCGTTTTCCTCCTTGGCCCAGGCCAGGCATTGCGCCTCCATCTGCTCCAGGGCGTCGAGGTCCGCGGGGACCGTCTCCTGGACGTGGTCGGCGATGATCTTTTGCGTCTCTTCGCGGCGCTCTTCCCGTGTCCGCTTCAGCCAGCGGGCGACGGTCGGCTGTGATACGGCGTATCCCTCGGTCTTCAGCGCGGCGGCGATCGCCTCGGAGGAGGTTGTCCCCCCCGCGATCAATCCCTCGATCCGCTTCACGAGCCCGAGTTTTTCGATCTTCCCCGCCATCCGCACGCTCCAGCCGACAACGAGAGAGGCGTAGGGGGGCGATCCGGGTCGGCGGCGGATCATCGTGCCCCCCTACGGTGAGGAGGTTGTCACGGCTGCATTATTACCACGGGTTTTTCGTGCAATCGGGTGTGGGTGGCGAAAACAAAGGAGGACAAAGACAGGCGAACGTAAAAAAATTCAAAAACGAAAAAAAACGCTTGACAGGGGGTGAAATGTGGCTTTGTAGTTCGCCATATTCCTATACCCCTTTACCCATCCCGGCAGATCCCCGCGCCCCCTCCCTCTCGATATGACCATCCAGCTTCGGAGGATCGCCCAGGCGACCCGATCGGGTAGATCCCCGGGTCTTCCTTCCTCTCCCGGGGCGGAGGCCCCCGCGCCCCCTTCCCTTCCATTCAGACCGTACAACGCCATAACAACGTGATCCCGAATGAAGGATGAAAAGTGGGGATAATTTTGACGGGAAGGGACATGATAGGGGGGGCAGGAGTCCCGGCCGCCCGGTTTTCGGGGGCGCGCGGGTCGGGTCGCCTGGGTGCTCGGGTCGTCGGGGTGCGACGGGCCCGGCTGCCGGCTGCCAGGTGCCGCCGCCGTCCGGATCGGCCGGCGCTGCCGGCGTGGTCGTCCTACCCAGGCGCCCAGGTGTCCGCCCGGCCGCCTCGATGCCGGTCTCCGGGTTTCGCCTCCAGGGCTCCGCCCGCCGCCTCGAAACGGACCATAGGATCACCCGTCCCGGCCGGCGATCGTCGTTTATAGGCCATCCTCGCGCGCCGTTTTCGCCCGAATCCGCGAAAACGTCCAGGATCGGCCGCTCCGGTCCCGGCTGCGGCCTCGATCTCGGCGCCTGGCTGCGGGAAAACGGATCTTCCCGGGTAAACGCTCTTTTGCGTTTGCCCGCCGGTTTGCGTTTATCCGCCTGGCTGCGGGAAAACGGATCTTCCCGGGTAAACGCTCTTTTGCGTTTACCCGCCTATTTGCGTTTATCCGCCCGGCTGCGGGAAAACGTATCTTCCCGGGTAAACGCTCTTTTGCGTTTGCCCGCCGGTTTGCGTTTATCCGCCCGCGGCCGCCGCCAGGTGGATCTCCGCCGCCCGGCTGCACCAAAAGAAAAGGCCGGGCTCCCGCCCGGCCTCCGCCGCGTGCTCTTATATATTATCCTGCGGCCGTTCGATGTTGTGCTTCTTCATCCACCGCCGGAGGTTCGCCGGCGTCGTGCCGAACGCCCCGGCGATGTGGATCATCGGGACGCGCAGCCGAAGGCGCTCCTGGATCGCCTCGGCGTGTTTGTCCAGCTTCGAGGGTCCCGGGCCCGGCGGCCGCCCCAGGGATCGGACCAGGTTCCCCGCCTTGGACATCCAGGCTTCGCCCCGGGCCACCATGGCGCGCCGGGTCGCCATCGCGGCCTTCGTCCGCTGCACGTTGAGGTCCCGCTCGATCTCGGCCGCCATCGCGAAGACCATCGCCAGGATCTTCGACTGGATCGTGTCGTCCAGGGTCCAGCCGCCCTTCGCCGCGTAGATCCGGACGCCCTTCTGCACCGCGAGCGCCAGGATTTCCATGATTTCATACATCGACCGGCCGAGGCGGGAGAGCTCCGCCACGATCAGCGCGTCGCCCGGCTGCATCTCCTCCAGGACGCCCGCTATCTTCCGGGTCCGCCAGGGCACCCGACCGGAAACGGCCGGATCCTCGATGAACTGGACCTGGCCGGCCGCGCCCTGTCCGTTCGCCAGGGTGAGGATCTCCGCCCGCTGGTTTTTGACGTCCTGCTCGTCCGTCGACACCCGCAGATACGCCCAGGTCCTCGCCGCCGCCGCCTGGATCTTCGCCTTCTTGCTCATTGCCTCCTCCTTTCTTCTACTTTTCCCCTACTGGGACCGTTTATCTCCGTCGCCGCCTGTTTTAGTATCCATGACACGGCTTTTCAGTATCATCAATGAAATATATTTGTCAAGAGTATATTTTCACCAGTCACGAATATTTTAGGGGATCCCCTGAAATATCCCCGCCTGCCGTCCGTCAATCCAATTCAAAACGCGAAGGCCGCATGAATCATTCAGCTTTCCCCGCAACAAAGCCCCCGTCCCCCCCTGGATACCCATAAACGACCGTTCGACTTCGCCTTGGGGAAGGCCTCTGGATCAAAAAACGATCCAGGGATCCCCCCCGCCAGCCGGTCTCCAGTCAAAAAAACGAATAACATTTGCTCCCCTATCGGTCAGATTAGTCAATATCGACGCGGCCTTCGCGGATCCGGGCCGCCCAGGAGGCCTCGAAGAGCCCGCTGCCGGCGCCGCTGCACGGTTTTTTCCCATAACCCCTTAATACAATTCACGGTTATAATTTTATCAGGTGTGTGCGCGATAGGTAAGTGTATTCTATAAGGTAGTTTATAAAAAAATCTGATCCAGATCATAGCGGTCTTTGGTCTATTCAGGATCACAAGGGACGGGGGGACCGGGGCGAGGAGGATCTCTCCCCCGGGGTGGGCCCGGATCCAGGCCTCGGAGGGCGCCCGGATCCGGGTATGGTGGGCTGCAAATTGTCGCCAGGATTATGCCGACCTGGCCTCCGGCGCGCAGCGCGCGTGCCGGAACATCATCTGTCCGAAACGGGCCAGGGTCCGGACCTCCCGATACGGAGCCTGGCCGATCTTCTCTTTACACATCAGGCATAGGACCTCGGGCACCTTCTCCGGGTCGTAGCCGTATTTCTCCGGATCCGGGTTCATCCGACCGTTAATCCTCCCGCCGGCGGAACCGCGCCTTGCGGTCCGCGACCCACTCGCGCGCCTGATTCGTCAGCCCGATGCCAATAAATGAATGTACCCGGGTTCGCTCGTCACCTACGCCTTCTTGGCAGAGTTTTTTCTTCACGGTCGTGAACGTCATGGTGACCTGGTCGAGGAACTTGTTGCGCCCCAGGGGCCGGTTGTGGCCGTCGGCGCACCATTCCCTGTACGCCTCCCACAGGTCCGTCGTCGAGACGGAGACGCCCTCGTGGACCTCGCAGAGCTCCTTGACGAAGATCAGCAGCGGGTTCATGGTCTCCATGAAGTTGGACGTGTCCTCCACCACCTGGCCGGGGATCACGAATCCGTCGTTCTTGAGGAGGATCTTGAGCCCCTCGACCGCCCAGTTGAAGACGCCGTCGATCTCCTCGATGAGGGAATCGGCCATCCGCGGTTTGATCTCCTCGGGCGTGAAGCGCCGGTTGAAGATCAGGACCAGGAGGCGCCGGCTCAATCCGAAACTTTTGTCGGGTATTGTTGGCGGTTCGTTCATGGCGCTGATGAACTTCGCGAAGGGTTTGAATTGAAACTGGTCGCCGTATTTCCGCTCGGCGGTGATCGAATCCCCGGAGATGATCGCCTTGAGGAGCTCGGTGGACAGGGGATCCCGGGTGTTCGTCTCCGTCGCGAGGTTGACGAGCTTCCCCTGGAGGAACTGCGCCTTGAACCGCTGCGTCAGGTCCGCCAGGGACAGGGATGATGTATTCTCCTCGCCGATCATCGCCTGGAGGACGTCCAGAACGGTCGTCTTGCCGTTCGCCCCCGTCCCATACATAAAGAGGGCCCGCTGGTAGCGGCAGTCCTGGAGGAGGCAATATCCGAAGAACTGTTGGAGGATCCCGCGCTTCGCATAATTATCGTCCTCGGGGAAGATCTCCTTCAGGAACTCGTGCCAGCGCTCCGAGAAGGCGTCCGGATCGTAGCTGACGGGGAGCTGGACGCGGCTGCCGTACTTCGGGTCGTGCGGGAGGAGCTCCCGCGTGTAAATGTTGAGCATTCCGTTCTTGACGTTGATGAGATTTGGATCATAAACCCACATTTCTGCCTCCTTGTTGGCGATCGCCTTGGCGACCTTGAGGGTGTTGGACAGCATATCCGCCTGGATCCTGTCCTTCATGACCTTGGCGATGATCTCCGCCAGGTACGTTTCGAGGGTGATCTGCCAGACGCCCTTGTCGTGCCGGTATCGGTAGAAGGTCCCCGCGGTATGGCACAGCGGCTGGAGCAGGGACCGCAAGTAGCGGACGAGGAAGGCCGGGACGAAGACCGGCCGCTTCCCCCGCTTGTCGAACATCTCCATGGGATCCATCCGCTTGGGCGGCGGGACCGCCGGCAGCGGCGGATCTTCGTCGTCATCGGTTGCGGGCAGCGCCCGCATCATCCCGGTCCCCACGTTCATCGGCGGCTTCCAGTCCGGATCGTAGCCCGCACACCAGGCCGCGATCGGTTTGTCCCCGGAGATCGCCGCGCGCGCGTCCTTCCACATCTTTCCATGGCAGGACGCATGGAAGCAATGGAAGTTGACCGGGCTGTTCGGGGAGACGATGATCGAGGCCTGGCCGTTGACGTGGTCCGGGTTGAAGGGGCAATGGTCGAGCGCGTAGATGGTCGCCGCGCCGTCCTCCTTGACCTTGTAGCTGATCCCGTGGGCGTCGAGGTAGGCGTCCACCTTCAGGGGCCCCAGGGTGCTTTTCTTGAAGCGGGCCGGCGCCGGAGGGGCGCTCCCGGCCTGGGCGGCGGTCGCGTCCGCTGCGCCGGACCGTGCCCCTCCGGCTCGTCCTGGTGGAAGGACAGGGACCAGGGCGGCCAGCTTTTCGAGGATCTCCCGCGGCGTGATCGGGACGTCTTCGAGCTTCGTGGGCTGCTTCGAGAAGAGTTTAGATCGCCTGTGGGGTCTTGTTTCTGTGTCGTCCCCTTTCCGCCCGGTCGTCCCATAGCACTTCCATATCCGCGCGGGATTGATCGTGACCGGGTCGATGTCCACCTGGTCGTTGTCGAACCTGGCCTTGATCGCGGCGATCGCGGCAACCAGGAGCCTGTGGGTCTCCTCGTCATTGGGAAGGTCCGGCAGCCGGTAGAGCAAATGGACGCCGTTTCCCGATTCCGCCCGGATCCCCTTCGCAAATCCGAGCTCGTCCTCCAGCCAGGCGGAGACCTTCTTCCCCAGGTCGAGGGCCGCCTGGAGCTCCTCTTCCGTCGAGGAGATGTCCGCAGGCCGCTTCGGATCCAGGTCGATCGGGAGCCACCTGATGCAGACGACGTCCTGGTCCTGCGTCGTCGATTTGGCGACCTTCAGCCGGTTCTTCGCCCTGGCCAGGAGCGCAGGATTAACGGGATTCACCGTGTAATAGACGCCCCGGGCGCCGGCCTTGTCCAGGGCCGCGGCCGCCTTCTCGAAGGCCTCCGGATCGTCGAAGTACCCGCTCACGGTCCCCTTGGCGAAGCCCTCCCAACCGGGATTCTTCCCCTGGATCCCGATCGCGCGGATCTCGGCGACCTCGCCCGCGTGGAAAAACAATGGAAAATTCATTTTTCCCCTACTACTTTCTTCTCGCTATTTTGGAACTCCGTGCCAAGCCGCGCCTTGCCGAGCCTTGCCTCGCCGTGCCGAGCCGCGCCCAGTATATTATTCATGGCCGGATCCTACGGCCCATCTTCTTTTTTATGGAACTCCGTGCCATGCCGTGCCTGGCCAGGCCTCGCCGTGCCGGGCCAAGCCACGCCACGCCTGGTTTATTTCTTCGGCCTTTCCAGCAACAACGGCTTCAACTCCGGGTTGGTGAGCTCGATGTATTTTTTCCTCGCATTGCCTTCCTTCGGGAGATATTGCAGCAGCCGTAGCGCGAAGGAGCGGTCCGTTTGCGTCTTGATCTGATTGATATGTTCCACCTTGATGGCCTGGCTAATCATCTTCGATGCCTCGCGGACCATATCGTTGCCCTGCCTCTTCCCGCCGAAATACTCCTCCATGATCTCAGCGGCCTTTCCGCCGAGCCCGACGATCTTCTCGCGAAATCCTGTTGTTTGCATTTTCTCCTCCTATTTTTTTTGTGGAACTCCGTGCCCTGCCACGCCACGCCAAGCTTCGCCTCGCCGTGCCACGCCATGCCTGGCCGTGCCTGGCCGAGTCTCGCCTGGTTCATATTTATGTCTGGATCCTGCGCCCATCCTCTTTTTTTTTGAAACTCCGTGCCTTGCTATGCCCCGCCTCGCCCAGCCTTGCCTTGCCGTGCCACGCCCGGCTTTATATTTACGGACTGATCCTGCGCCCATCTTCTTTTTTTGGAACTCCGTGCCTCGCCGAGCCGCGCCATGCCAGGCCCGGCCGCGCCACGCCGAGCCACGCCACACCCGGCTTATATTTACGGACTAATCCTGCGCCCATCTTCTTTTTTTGAAACTCCGTGCCTTGCCCAGCCAAGCCAAGCATAGCCTTGCCCAGCCTTGCCCCGCCCCGCCCAGCCTCGTCGAGGACTTAATTATTTCCCCTTCTTTTCCCACTTTTTCACGGTGAAGCGCCCGTAACGCGGCCTGTATGTCCCGATCGCCGTGATCATCCCGCCGAGCTCGAACCAGGTGCGGAGCTTTTCCTCCGTGATCTTGTCGTTTTCGACCAGTTGGATCCGAAAATCGAGGAACCAGGGCAGCTTCAAGACGGGGCGCTTCCGGACCTCCTGCTTAATCACTTTGCCGTTGCTCATCTTTGTGACGCCGGCAGACCAGTCGTTGATGTAAAGCGGCGAGCCATTGCCGAATCCGTTGAAAACGAGCGTCCGCCCCTTGGCGTCCCGAAAGGGGATCAAAACCGGCTCGATGGCCACATAGGCCTGGCCGAACGCGATATAATCCTTCGCCTTGTTTTTCTCCGTGGTGCGGATGATCCCGACGGGCGCCATGTCCCGGAACAGGAATGAATGAAGGCACTCCATCGGCAGCACCAGCTCATTGTCTCCGTTGAGATACAGCTTTTTCTCCGGCGGCCGATCCTCCTTGCTGTGGTCAATGAACCTATCGAACATGATGTCTGACAACCCCTCCAACGATACTTTAATCTCCGTGATATTCATCTTTCCTCTCCTCCTCCCTCAGGGTAATAGGTACTTCATCGCGGGGTGCATGATGATGCGTGAATCGCCTATTTTGTAACAACCTTTCATGGGTATTAGCGGGACAGTCGTTTTCGTTGCCCTTAATGGATGCCATGGAAGAGAAAACAAGCGCTCCTTCCATGGCCTTGAAACTGTAATCGGGGGCCCTTCCTCGACCAGGTTTGCATCAAAGATGATTTCAAACCCGTTCCACCGGGTACGCGGATACATTTTGCCGACCTCCTCCGACCTACTCGATGATCTTGTCGCCGATCTCGGCGATCACCCGCCATTGCCCGGGGCTGACGTGGATCGTCGCCCGCTGGACCCTAAACCTCGCCAGGAGGCCGTCCAGGAATTCCTGCTCCCAGCGAGTCAGCTTCTCCCGCCCCTTCTCCGCCGCGATCTCCAGCCGCCGGATCCAGGTGTATTCCTTCTCCTTGAGCATCGCCGTCCTCCTTCCCGCGCCGGATCCTGACCATCTCCTCGCCCGCGGGCAGCGGGAGGACCGGCGCCGTGCGCCCGAACGCCTTGAGAACGCCTCTGGTGTAGATCGGGAACGTCCCGAGGGAGACCTGGTGGACGGTCTCCTCCGGATCGACCATCTGCATGTGGATCACGTCCATCGGCCCTTTGGGCGACGGGACCCCCGGCTCGACGGAGAGCCCGACCGCCTTCAGGATGTTCTTTCCCTCGACCTTCACCTGCATCGCACCGCCTCTTTCTGCCGGGGGCTCCCGGCGCTCGCGTAGCGCGCCTCGATCTCGCGCTTCTTCCGGACACCACCGCGGAGGAGCTCCCGCGCCGCCTCGATCCCATCCTCCGCCGTCCGCGTCTCGTCGAAGATGATCCGGACCAGCTCCGACCGGATCTCCTCCTGGAGCCGGATCAGCTCCGTGTAGCCGTTCTGGATGCTCATCCGCCCTCCTTCCCCGGGGTCTCCGGCGCCTGCGCGGAAGCCCCCGCAACGGGGCCGAGCCCCATCAACTGCCCGCAGCGGACGCAGGCCATATAGGGCACCTGCACCGGGACCCGCTCCGTCTTCCCGGAGACGGTGTAGAACATCGGGATCTCCTTGATCTCGAAGACGCCGGCGTAGTGTTCCCCGCCGCAGGCGCAGCGCACCGCCCGGACCTGGTCCGCGGGGATGGAGATCTCGATCCGCCGCTGTTCGGCCATCCGCTGGTTGAATTTCCCTTCGCCCATCGTCAAACCTCCTCCGCCCGGAAAAGGACACTCCGGTCGATCGTGTCGAAGGGCCCCTTCTCGTCGATCGTCCCGACGCGGACGAGCCGGAAGCGCGTCCGGCCGAAGACCTTCTCGGCCAGGCGCCGCGCCGCCTGCTCCGCGCCCGCCGTCGAGCTCGCCCGTTCTCCCGCGCCGCTGGCGTTGTAGGCCTGGCAGCGGTCCCGCACCCGGATCTTCACGACTTTCTTCTCCACGGCGCTCCCCCTGAATCATGTTTGGAAAGCCGGAGCGGGCGCTTGCGTTCACCCGCCCCGGCCGGCGGGGACCTTCCCCGCCTTGGGTCCCGGATCCGTCATCTCGCAGTCGGACCGGGATGAATAGGTGCGGCGGCGGTGGTTTGCCTGGGTATCCGCGCCCGGGTGGGAAGACCAGAGAATCCCCCGGGCCTTATCTGCCAGTTTGCGCGCCTCTCAGCGCCGCCGCGATCCTCTACCACTTGACGACCCCGATGCTGCCCTCGATGTAGTGGGCAAGGTTGTAGATGAGCCCCTGGGAGATCCTCCGCAGCAGCGCCTCGACCTTTTTCTTTGTGTCGTCGCCGCCGGGATAATCCTCCTCCAGCGTCAGGCTCTCCTCCACGACGCGGAGTACCTTCTCCCAGGGTACGAAGAGCTGCGGCTTGACGTCGGACAGGGCGACCCGCCCGTCGCCGGAGTGGCTGGCCTCTTCCCGGGGCTTCTCCAGGTCGGAGAGCCGTGCACGGAGCCCATCGTATTCCTTCGCGCCCGGGTAGATGTCGGAGGCCGCGATCTCCGCGATGAGCTTCTCGACTTCGGAGACACGCTTCTCCAGCCCGCCGATCGCAGCTTCGTTGTCGATCGACCTGCTCGTTGCGACCATGACATCTGCTACCAGCCCGATCTCCGCGGGCGATTTTTTCTTCTTGGCGACGAGCTCGGCGAGCTCGGCGAGCTTCCGCAGCCCTTCCTCCGCCCGTTTCGCGACATTCTCCAGGTTGCGGGCGAGCTCTGCCACCCGCGGATCCCCTTCTGCCGGGTCCGGCGGGAACTCGACCTGGAGGGAGGGCTTCGGCTGTGCGATCGTCACGCGACCGCCTGCTCCCGCCTGCTCCGCTTCCCGGGCGAGGAGCAAACGGAGGGCTCCCATGGCCAGGGAGACCCGGCCGTCGTTCGCGAAGGTGTCCAGGGACCAGAGAGCGAGCTTACGGACCTCCAGATCGGGGTACTTCCGCCAGACCCCCTCGCCGGCGTAGCGCCAGAACTCCCCCTCGTCGAGGCGGATCGGCGCCAGCTTGTCGGCCAGGTATCGCGCCAGGTTGGTGTGGGAATAGACGGCCCGGCTCCCCTTTTTGGCGAAGAAACAGTCGGGTTCCGGGAGCCGGATCGGGTTTGGTAACCCCAGGATCGCCGCCGGCAGGGGCACGGACCGGGATTCATTCCATGTCTCCGCCGGATCGACCGTTGTGCCGGAGAACCCCTCGGGGCCGAAGCGGCTCCGGGCCTCCTTGAGGGCCTGCTCTTCCGACTGCCCGGAAGGCCTCTTTCTCACCGCCGTATAGCAGCCCCCGCAGAGACCATTCCCAATGATTGCCAGGACGCGGTTGCAATTCACGCACGCCGCCCGGGGCCGCGGCCTCTTGACCGCCTTCTCTTTCGTCTTTCCCATGCCGACCTCCTCTTCGTTGCGGATCCCCTGGGCGCAGCCCAGGCAATCCAGGTTCATCTTCTCCGCCCTCTCCGCCATGGTGCCGATCCGCGCGTACCGAGCCCGCGACGCCCTTTCGTGCAACTTCCGCCGGGCCACACACGCCCGCTTGGTCAGCCTGCACCGCAGCCGGATACAATCGAAATACTCCGGGCCCGTGAGGCAGGGCGCGGCGCCTACTCCAGGAACCACGCGATCGTCCCCCATCCGAAATAGGCCGCTGCCCCGATGAGCACCACCCAGGACAGCCGCGGGATCCACCGATCCAGGAACCGCAAAAACAGATCTTCCCGCGAAACCTTCAGCTTGTACGCCTGCCATTGCCTCTCCGTCATGGCTTTAACCCTCCCTTCCCCAGTTCCAGCCGGACATAGGCCTCGACGACCTCCGGCTCGATCCTCCCCCAGCGCCTCCGGTTCGGCATCGAGACCAGGTAGCGGCGGAGAAAGGCCCGCCGTCCCGCCGGGTCCCGCTTGCGGACCGCCGCGCGGATATGCTCGATCTCCTCCTTCGTCCGCCACTCGTTCATCGAGCCCCCCTTTTACCGGAAAGCGCAGCGCTTCCCGTCCTTCGCGCGGATGTAGTAGGGCTCCCCGTCGCCGTAGATCACGGGCTGCCCCGGCCCGTGCTTCCTCAGCAGCCGGAGGAACTCCCGCTTCTCCGGGCCGTCGGGCATCGCGCCGTATCCGCGGCGCTCCCATTCGATCGTGCTGCGTTCGTCGAGGTAGTCCCGGTAGGTAATCAGGTTGAGGATCCAGCAGTAGGCCAGGACGAACGCCGCGACAACGGCCGCGATCAGGAGGAGCCGAACGATCAGGCGCCGCATCTTCGGCCTCCTTCCCCCGCGTCGAACAGGCGGCGCGGCGTCTCGAAGAGGGCCTGCTGCCCCGGGCGGACCAGGCGGTGTTCCCATTGTTTCCTCTTGCGGTCCAGGGTGCGGTTCGCGATTGCTCCGCCCTGCTCCCGGAGCGCCCGGCGGATCTCGCCCAGGACCTGGTGGGCCGAGAGGATCCCGAGCTCGGTCACGATCTCATAGGTGGTGATCGGCCCCAGGATCATCCGCTCCAGGAGCCGGTGCGGCTGCGTCCCCCATTTGAACGGATTGCAGATCGTATCCATGTTCGCCTCCTTCCGGAATGCCGAACTCCTCGACCAGCAGCTTCTTCGCCTCCTCGACCGCGTCATAGATCTCGTCGAAGAGCGCCCGGGTGTTCTCCCGCGCCAGCATCTCGTCTCTCAGGTGGGTGGTGACGGCCCGACCCAGGATGAACAGGTCGAGCAGGGATTCACGGATCCGTCTCTCGCGCTTCTTCCCCTCCCGGTCCCCGGAGAGGAGCGCAAAGACGGCCCGGGCGATCTCGGCCAGGTTCGACTGGGGGCTCCCCGTGTTCGGCGCCACTTCGATCCATCCGCGGGAGGGGTTGAAGATCCCGTCGCCGGAGTAGACCTCCGCGCGGATCGTCCTCCCCGCCTGCCCGGCCGCCGTGACCGTGAGCAGATCCACCACCCGCGGGATCGCCCCCTTCATGCCAGGGTATCGTTCCGCATCCGTCAAAGGTTTTGTTCTCATTGCCGACCTTCCGTTTTTGCTTATCTGTTGCTGCTGACTGTGCCTCCATAGGCCTTCTTCAGCCCGGGGTCGTAGATCCCCTCCCCGGTCGCGGCGCGCCGGCGTGTCCCGGCCTTCGGCCGCGGGGGCTCCGCAGGCTCCCGCCCCGGGAACATGAAAGCGTTCTCGATCCAGAGGTCGATCTGGTCCACGCGGTAGAGGACCACGCGCGCGGCCCCATGGCGGGGGAGATTGCCGTTTTTGGCCTTGGTGTGAAAGGTTGATTGGTCGAGGTCGGCGTAAGCGGCCGCCTCTTTTAATCTGAAGTAGGGTGACAGGACCTGGGTGTCGTCGTCCGTCCGCGTCACGCGCATGGTTCTTTCTCCTCCAACTCGGGGAAAAGGTCCGCCCGGGTCCGGCCGTGGGGCGCCAGCGCCCCGCAGATCCCCGCGACGATCCGCGGCGTGAACCTCAGTCCGCGGACAACGTGGTTCACCGCCGCGCGGGAGACGCCGAGCGCTTCGGCAATGTCCGCCTGGGTGATCCCCACGATCTGAAGGGCGAGTTTTCTCCGGATATATTGCTGGTTTGTGTATTTTTGCTTGACTGGTTTACAAGGTGGGTGTAGAGTGTTTCCCCCGAATTGGGTTTTTTGAGGGGTTTTTACCATCTGCCGCTCCTTTGGATGGTAATGAATGTTTCTGAGAACGGAAGATACACGCTGAGTTTATCTTTGTCAAGCAAAAATTAAACTATGATTAAGAATAATTTAACAGGAAGCGATTTTCGACAGTTACGACTTACGATGGGCGTAACGCAGCGGAAATTTGCATCCGATCTTGGGATCTCTCCGCCTTACTTGTCGGATATAGAACGGGACATCAAAAAGCCCTCGCAACATTTAATCAATTTGATCCTAAGCAATACGACAGGCCAGCGGACGGACATCCACCTCCGTGATGTCGCCGCGGAACAACAGTTCATGTGCGGCTGGACGCCGGAGGTGCGGGAGGCTTGTCGGGCGGTGAAGAAGATCCTGGAGGCCGGGGACAAAACGACGGCGGACGCGCTAAGGATGAACATCGCGGCCTTCGAGAAGTCGATCGACAGCCAGGAACAGAACGCGCGCCTGCGGGAGGATGTGGAGCAGCTCAAGAGGGACATCGACGAGATCAAGAGGATCCAGGAGATAAACCGGCGTACCGGTACCGATTAGGCCGCGTTGTCGAGTACCGGTCTGAGGGGAACATCCGATATGGCGTATTCTGCTGTTCTTTATCAAAGTTGAACACGCGGCGGGCGTTTACATTGTGGGACTGGGCGACCGGTTCCTGCATAAAGACAATCTCCCGATAGGAGGCCCGATGACAAAAACCGGCAAGATCGTCCTGAGCGTCGTGATCTTCCTTTCCGGCACAATCCTCCTGGCCATATCCAAGTCGATCGCGCCGCACGCAGGCTGGTCGCGGATCATCATCGGCGTCGGGTCGTTTGCCTTGTTGATGTGGATCTGGTCTGACAAGGCGCAAACGCCGGATAAAAAGTGAACCCATGTCCGTAGGCAAAAAAAAAGACGGGCGCTGGTATTGCGCCTGGAGGAACCCGGCGCAGGACAACCGGATCGTCTATGAATACTACGGACGGGGAGAGGATGCCCGGACGGAGGCCGTCGAGCGCGACCTCCAGCTCAAGATGGACAAGAACCGGCGGGATCTCCGCCCGGCCGACGCCAACTCCTCCACCTTCCGCGACCTTTGCCAGGATTACATCAACGCCCGCCAGGTCGATCTCGCCCCGAAGACCCGCAGCGAGACCCTCTACATCGTCGCCCGCTACGCCCTGCCGCTGATCGGGGGGATCCCGATCCGCCGTCTGACCATGGCCCATTGGTCTGAGATCGAAAAGAGGATGATCGCGCGGAAGGTCAAACCGCAGACGATCAATAAATACTTTCTCAGTATCTCGGGGATCCTCGCCTGGGCCGTTGCCCGGGACCGGCTCCAGAGCCATCCCTGGGCCAGGCGGAAACCCCTCCGGGCCCGGGTGCCGGAGATCGCGCTGTTCACCCTGGAGGAGTTTCGGAGTCTCCTGGAGGCGGCGGAGGAGCCCCTCGCCTGGGCGATGGAGGTCGCCTACCACACCGGCGTCCGGACCGGCCCCTCGGAGCTCTACCGCCTGCGGTGGGACGATTTCGATTTTGAGACGGGGGCGCTGCACGTCTTCTCGCCGAAGACCGGCCACAGCCATACCCAGTACGTCTCCCCAGCCTTTCTCGCCCGCCTCCAGGAGAAGCGGGACCAGGCGGGGAATTGCGAGTGGGTGATCTCCCGCGACGGGAAGCCGATCCGGCGGGAGCTGTGGCGGGAGTTGCAGCGGGCGAAGGAAAAGGCGGGGATCCCCGCAAAGCGGCGGATCCGGCTCTACGACATCCGCCATTTTCACATCACCTACGCCCTGGCCGGCGGCGCCGACCTCTTGAACCTGGCCCATCGGGTCGGCCACAAGAACGCCGACATGATCGTCCGGGTCTATGCCCACCTGGCCGACGAGATCAAAAAAAAGGAGGCCTTCCGGCTCCCCGAATTGTCCCCCGAAAAAACGAAAAAAGGGATTGGTCAGACCAATTTGTTAGCCAAAAATGTTAGCCAAAGGCAAAAAAAAGCCGCCAAAAAGGCGGCTAACAACGTGATTCCATTTCGCAATCTCGGTTGACCCTTCTCCTCAAACGACTTTCTTGCTGAGATTCATATACGGCCCACCCCAGCACGCAACATATTGATATAATTCAATACACATTTCCCGCTCATGGCCTGGATTGGCCCCTTTTTGCCCACTTGTTAGCCAAATGTTAGCCAGGCTCACCCCCGCTGCGGCGTCTTCGCCCGCGCGCCGAACCACCAGCCGATGCACATCGAGGTCAGATAGACGACCGCGTCGACCAGGATGATGATGATCTTCACCGCCTCGCCGGGCGTGAAGGCCTGGGCCCCCGCCTGGGATACGATCGCCTGCATCTCCAGGTAGATCAGCGTCGTGAGGACGCACATATACAGGGTGATCCCCGGCCGTGTCAAGCCCCGAATGAAATCGACCAGGCCGAAGCCGACGGCGACGATCCCCTTCGCCCACGGCGGCAGCCCCTGGATCATCTCCGATGAGAAGTAGGCCGCCTTGTCCGCCTCGAAGCTCTTCCCCAGCGCCGCCGTCTCGGCGACCTCCCGCTCGGTAAAGCTCTTCTCTTTGGCCAGGACGACGTCCCTGTCCGCCTCGGTCCGGGCGATCTCCAGGTCCTTGTCCCGCATCGCCAGCTCGTGCTTCTGGCGCTCCTTGAGGGTCAGCCAGTCGAAGAACTTGTTCGCCACGCCGCCGATGAGCCCCGTCAGGCCGCCGGCGGCCGCCGATGAAAACAAACCCGCGATTGCCGCGATCATGGTTCCCTCCCTGTGCTGTTATATATATGTCTCCGCGATCCGGATCCGGAACGCCCGGCGTCCGATCGCCTCCCGCAGCCGCCGCATGGCGACGACCGAGAGGAGGACCGCCTTCTGTCCCCGGATCCACCCGCGCCGGTCCCCGACCAGGATGCAGCCCAGGGAATGCCGGACATATCCTCTCTCCGGATCCCCGGCCAGGTTCCCCTGGTGGGTGAGGATCGCGGCCCGTCCAGGCACCGCCTCCAGGCGCCAGGTCCCCGGGAAGCGGGCGCTCTCCCACGGCCGGGCCTCGTACTCCCCCGCCGGGATGCAGGAGAGGTTCGGCCGGTTGTCCCGCCAGGGCGGCTCGGCCGTATAGACGGTCGGGATCCCCTCCCCGGAGAAGATCCCGAAGGTCCCCTCGTCCGAGCTCTCGATCCGGGTCAGCCGCGCCTGGAGCATCTACCCCCCGATCCCAAAGAGCTTCAGGAGCGCCTCCGGCCCCTCGTGGAATATCTTGATCCGGGTGAGGATGTAGACGACCAGCCAGGCGCAGACAATGATCGTCGAGGAGACCAGGATGAAGGCGGCCTTCCCCTTGAACTCATCCCACCCGCGGCGGAGGAACCGCTGCCGGCTGTGGACCTCTGCCATCACCCGCTCTTTTTTCCGGGCGTCCAGGAAGCCCATCATCTCCCGGATCTTTGCCGCACACTCACGGACCTCGGACCGCAGGCCGTTTTCGATCTTGTGATCGATCTTTTGGATGGTCTCGCTCAGGGTCGCGAGCGCCACGTCGCGGCCCTCTGCGCGGACGGCGTTCTTGTCAACCGCCTCCTTGATCTCCCGCACCATCTCGAAGATCTTACCGAGCTGGCGGCCATGCTGCTCCGTCGCCTCAGCCGCACGGGAGACGGTCATCACCAGGGAATCATGTCCTTCGCAGCGCTCCATCCCTTTTACGTCCTCCTCGTTGTCGAAGTATCGGCGGTACCAGCCAGGCATCTCATCCAATCACCGTGATGATCTTCGGGACAAACTCCTCCTCATACGTCACTATAAAATCACCGCTTGCATACCCATATCCGCCCGTCCCGATTGCGGCCTTGTCGTCCTCGGCAAGGGACCCAGTGCAATTAGGCACCCTCCATGTACTATAATAAGCAACTTTTGTGAGATAGACCCTGCTCAGGTTTAACTGTGTAAGATGACCCCCGTTAAACGAGTTATCTGATCCACGGTAGATGTCTGTATATTTGAACCGATAATACGGCCCGCCGCCGGTTGAACCGGCGTAGACGCCGCTGCTGTATTTGTTTATCGACGACGAACCAAGGATACACTTGTTGACGATATAATCTACCCCGCCGGCGTCAATATATCCACCTGTCATGCCTACATTTACAGAGGTACTGTTGAGCTTCACATTTTCCAGAATATGGTATTGAGTGACATACCCTGGCGTGAATCCCGCGCAATTCTGTCCGGCGGTAAAATTGAGAACAACACCAGTCGCGTCGTCTCCCAGGCCCCGAACGATCGCCCTCTTGGTACCTCCGGAGATGGCACTTTCCGTGTACGTTCCCGCATCTACAAGGTAAAGGGTGTCCGCTACATTCTTATTCGCAGTAACCGCCGCCCCGAGGGTGGTATAGTCCTTGCCACTCGCCCCGACCGTCTTGATTGCGCCGGTCCATTTTACGCCATTGACATACCAGTCGCCCATTTCTCTCCCTTACGGCAGTTGGAACACCATCTCGACGATCAACCCCTTCGGGGCCGTCGTGGAAACGGCGTCCACGTCGATCCGCAGCACATCGCCGGTCGCCACATCATCTTTTGTTGTATCAATCACTCCTGGGGTCGTTGACGTCCGGGTGCTGGTCTCAGTCGTCTCAATCGCCATCAGCGTCGAGAGCATATCTACCGCATCCGTGACATTGGCGATCTGAATCGTCGTTGAGTTCGTCGTCCCAGCCGTGACGACCGTAGCCGCGACCCGGACCAGGTTCATCCCGTCCAACTCATCTGGAACGACGAAATATGCCTTCCCGTCTCCGACTGCGACGTTGGTCGCAGCGGCGAAGACCATGATTTGCACAGATCTTCGCATTCTTCTCGTCAATAAAAGATCCGAAACCCCTATTGTCCTTGATCTACTTCGCATAAGTCACCTTAATCCGTAATAGCGTTTACAAAGCCAGTAATAGTGACAACATTAGCGCTCCCCGCAAACGCCTTTACCACCATCCCATTCTGGAGGATCAGCCCCGGAACGACAGGCACAAGCCCTGCCTTGTAGGGAATAGTCACCACGATATTCTGGTCAGGAACACCTGCCCCGCCAAACTCGATCGTCAGAACAACATCCGCCGTATGCCCGTTATAGGCCCACAACCAGATCTCGTCGTAGGTTCCAGCCGTTGTCCCCGCTACCGCAGTATGAATCGTATCCCCTACCGTGGCGGTCTGCGTAATCTTGATCGCCTTGCCGTCCGTGCTGCCGGACAGCTTCCTCTTGACTGCCGATGAGCTTGCCATAGCGCTTTCCCTCCTTCTAACTATGTGAAGACCAGAGGCCGGGGAGTCCGGGCCTCTGGTCTTGAACCCTTACGCCAGGTATCCGCCGCTGACGACGGCCCGGTAGGTTGCGACCACGTCGCAGGTCGTGGGGTCCGCGCGGTCATCACCAGAGAATCATGTCCTTCGCAGCGCTCCATCTGTCTTCCGTCCTCCTCGTCGTCGAAGTATCGGCGGTACCAGCCGGGCATCTATTGTTTTTCATTCAATCGTTACGTTAAATATCTAACGATCACGATTCCAGACCCGCCCGGCCCGCCGGAAGTGCCGTTTCCGCCAGATCCGCCGCCGCCGCCACCTGTGTTGCTTGTGCCGCCGCCGCCGTTCCCGCCGCAGCTACCATTTCCGCCGCCCCCGGAGCCTCCTGTTCCGGCAGAGTATGTCGACGCTATTCCTCCACCTCCGCCTCCCGCATAGTACACGGATGATCCAGCTTCTCGTATATCGTATGCCCGGCCATCTCCGCCGTTCCCGCCACTATTCCAATAACCTGTTACCCCAGCAGCTCCAGCCCCGCCGCCGCCACCAGCGCCATATTGGCTTGAGCTGGTGCTACCGCCGCCCCCGTATCCATAGCCCGTTCCGCCGCCAGAGTCTCCCTGCGTGGCAGAGCCGCCGCTATACGAGGCAGAACCACCACCGCCTGAACCTCCGTCCCCGCCGCCGGCAGACCGCGCGCCCGTTCCGCCGCCCAGCGCGGTTATATTGCCAAAGACAGAATCGCCACCTGCCAAATTTACCACACCAGAGCTTGCGCCTCGTCCTCCGGCGCCGACAGTCACGGTATATTTGCCTTTTGCCAGTGCCTTTCCCGAATGATAGACCAATCCCCCCGCACCGCCGCCGCCGTGACCTCCACCAGACGCCCACCCGCCGCCTCCGCCGCCGGCGACAACCAGAACCTCTACTGTAAGGCCGGCGAAAATCTCGAAATCCCCGGATTCCGTAAAGGTGTGGACAGTATAATCGCCGTCATAAGTAATGGTCCCGCCGGTCGGGGGCCCCGCGGCTCCACCCTGGACAACCCCGTTGATGAATAGAGCGGACGCGGGGGATACGTCCCCGGATACCACGCCGTTATGGAAAGATACCGATTCGAGACCCATTCCGTTCCCTCTTTACGCCAGGTATCCGCCGCTGACGACGGCCCGGTAGGTTGCGACCACGTCGCAGGTCGTGGGGTCCGCGTCCGCGGTCCCGCCGTCGAGCGTGAGTTGGATCTTCGTCCCCGTCTTGATGAGGATCGCGCCCGCCCAGTTGATCTGCGCCTCGGCGGTGAGGTTCGCGACGGCGCCGTCCGCCGCGTCGACAATCACCTGGGGCGTCGCGTCGTCGGTCTGGATCGAGATCTCCGTGATCCCGCCCGCGTCGTCCGAGACGTCGATGTTCGGGACGCGGAAGCACAGGGATTCCAGGACCACGTCCTGCGTCGTCCCGGTGAAGAGGTCGTAGTCGGCCGCCGCCTGGTGGAGGTCGATCGTTGCGGCCTTCATCTGCGCCTTCCCGGCGGCCCGGTTGACGGCGTCGATCGTTCCCGCCAGGGCTGCGTAGATCGTCGCGCCCGCCGTGTCGGGGTTCCCGAGCATGGCCTCGATGCTCTTGAGGTTCGTCCGGGCGGACGGGTCCCCGATGTCCGTCTGGATCGCCGGCAGGTCCGTGTCGTGGATGTCGTCAATGACTGCCTTGGCCAG